AACGCCCTGGCCGCCGCCGGGCTGGCGGACATCACCCCCGGCTGGGGCGCGTACCAGGTGCATGCGGTGACGCGGCTGAAGGGGGTGGCGTGATGTGCAGCTGTGATGACTACGACCGCCCTGCGGTGTTTCATCAGGTCACACGCCGCGCCAAAGTGCGCCACCGCTGCGGCGAGTGCCAGGGGTTGATTGAGCCGGGCACGGCATACCACGAAAGCCGGGGGCTCTGGGATGGCCAGTGGAGCACCCACAAGACGTGCGGATCCTGCTACGTGGTCGCTAACACCCTGTTGGATTGCTACTCCTTTGGAGACATGGCGGAGTGTCTCGACTGGGATATCGACCTGGACCGGTACGGGAACTCTGCTCACGTAGCACTGGCGGGCATGAAGCGCCGCCGCCATGCGGCCGAGCAGGTGCTGCGGCAGGAGGCGGCATGAACGACCACTGCGTCGTGGACATGCAGCGCCAGGTCATGCGCTGCGAAGCCTGTGGCACCGAGACTCCGCTCAACCTGCCGATGTCGATCACCGAAGTTGTAAGGCGGGCTGATCAGTTCGTTGCCCAGCACCGCCGATGCCGGCCACGGCGCCAGGGGCTGACGGCATGACCCCCACCGGCACCTGGTACCCGCCCAGCCTGGGCACCGGCGGGTTCATGCTCGACTTCACCAATCCACCGTTCGCAATGACCGACGACCCCGTAAACCACCCCCCGCACTACAACGCCGGGCCGGTGGAAGTGATCGACATCCTCGAGCAGTCCGCGGCAGTGGCGCCAGATCCGGTGTTAGCCGGCCTGCAGTGGCAGTGCCTGAAGTATCTGCTTCGGATGTGGCTGAAGGGCCACCCGTTGCAGGATGCCCAGAAAGCCCGGTGGTATCTCAATCGGCTGATCAACAAACTGGAGATGAATCATGACTGATCCGATCCGCGCCGCACTGTCGGCGGATGGACCGGCCTCCGTCGTTAGGGAGCCTAGCGATGAGCTTGTGGCTCAGTGGATAGCCGAGGTCTGGCACGAGGGAACACCAGTCCGGGTAGCTGCCAGTGATCTCCACTTGGCATCCAGGGCGGCTGAGTGGGGCGCCCGCTACGGCCACCAACCCGCCCCGCCCGCCGAGGGGGAGGTGGGGGAGTTAGTGGATAGCCTCCGCCGCGCATCCGATGGAGCCAGCGCCATGGGCTGGGAACAAGACTCCTGGATAATCGCCCGCGCCGCCGAGCTCCTGGCCCAGCGCCACCCCGCGCCCGTGCCGGTGCCGGTAGCTGATGCACTGATCAAGGCCGAATGCGCCTTGTCTGACATTGCCGAGGGGGAGCCCATGACTGATGAAGGTGACCCACTGCAATGGGCCGAACGTCGCTGCGCAGACACCTTGGCCATCATTCGCCCGTGGATGAAGCAATACGGGATTCGCACGTCGGAGTGGCCCCCGCTCCCCGCCCACGCCCTGCCGCTGCCTGCTACCACACGCGACATTGAATCCAATGACTGACTCACTGCCCTGGTCAACAGAGCCAAGCGTCTCGGGCCGCTATCTATGTTTGCGCGATGGCGTCTTCACTTTGTACGACATTGACTATTACAGCGATTCTCAGATGGGTATTTCTCAATGGGATGCCACGGAGGTTTGCAGCGGCACCAGGGCTGGGTGGTGTGTTAGCAGGCTGCAGCCCGCTTATTGGCTGCTGGTGAGCGCCCTGCCGCTGCCTGCGGGGGAGGTGGAGCCATGACCACTCCGTCTAACTTCCCCCCGCCCCCAGCACCAGACCAGCCCCTCTGGCGCCACATGCACTACGCCGCCTGCACGGCGCCTGGTGCTCCCAGTGCAGCGGCCTGCATTGCTGCGGAGCTGCTGGCGGTCGCTGAGCGGATCGCGCCGCTTGAGCGTGAACCCACCGATGACCGCTCCACGCCGATCTGGGCCCGATGGGATGAACGCCGTCGCATCCGTGAGCAGCTCGCAGCTGAGGCGCGGATCGCTGATCTGCATCCACGGAAACCTGAGGCATGAGCACCACCGTCCGCCTGAGCATGGCCGCCTGCCCGTTCCCGCCGGGCCGGAAATGCTCCGAACCCTGTGAAACCTGTTACCGCACCGCTCGGCAGGTATGCGGCGAGCTCAGCCAGATCCTCCGCGAGCGCCACGGCGGCAGCTCCCAGGTGGCGGACTGGCTGGACGGCATCCAGTGATCCCCGGCTGGACCGTCGATCGCGTTCCCGGCGCCGCCGACGCTGACCTGCAGGGCATGGTGCGCTGGGGCCCCCAGCATCCGGGTCTGCTCGCCCATTGGAGCGACGTGCGGCCCGGTGAACCGTGGCAGCACTCCAGCGCCTGGCGGCCGGAAAACTCAGGGCATGGATTCTGACGCCGGCTCCCTGCTGCAGCTCGTCGACCGGCTCGGGAAGCTGGAGGGCCTGATCATCGGCCTGCAGACCACGATCAGCCAAGGGCAGCAGCAGACCACGGCGTTCATGCAGCGGGTCGAGCGCCTCGAGGCCCGGCAGGTGGTTCTTGAGCGAAACATGATCACCCGCGAAGACATCGCGCAACTGGCCGCCAAGGTCGATCAGCTGGCTGCCAGCGAGGCACGGCAGCAAGGCGGCACTGCTGTCGCCAGCTGGTCAGCGCAGACGATCGGCGCCTGGGCCGCCGTGATCATCGCCCTGCTTGCCCTGGTGGGCGTCGGCGTGAACCGCGAGCGGATCAACCACCAGAGCCAGCCTGCACCTGCAGCTCGTTGAACGCCTCGGCCAGGTCGTCCTGGTACGGCTCCAGCTCACCGGTGTCGGTGCCGCGCACCCCGTAGACCATCAGCCTGCTGCCGTTCCTGATCTCACAGTGGCCCTCGTCCAGAGGCCTGGCGTCAACACCGATCAGCCCGTTCAGGATCCCGCCGGCACCGAACATCGACCCGGACGGCAGCACCTGAAACTCTCGCCCCCAGAGGTGGCCGCCATCGGGCAGCTGGTAGAGGTTCCGGTCGCCCCATGCCAGCACGTGCATCGATCCGAGGCGCCTGCCTGAGGTTTCCGTCAGACCCCCGGCTCGTCAACCTCCGACGGACCCCGGCAGGGCATCATCGGCCCGCAGCAGGGTGGCTCAATCCCGCGGCTTGCGCACATTGCCCGGAACGTCGCCATCGCCCTGGTGCCGCTGGCATCCTCGACGCACATGCCGGCACCGCAGACTCTCCAGACAGGCTGCCCGCCGCGGATGATCAGCTCCTGGGTCGGGAGCTCCCTGGTATCCATGGCGCCGGTGCTGGTGCCTCAGTTTGCCCGTGCGCTCTGCTGCCGACATCGAAGGAAAACGTCGACATAGCGCAGGCTAGGCTCCCCAACCACTCTCAGCCGATCCTATGCACGTCGTCGGCTACGCACGGGTCAGCAAGGACGACCAGGCCGACAGCCTGCCGGCGCAGGTCAGCCGCCTGGAGGCCGCCGGCTGCAGCCGAGTGATCACCGACGTGGAGACAGGCCGCAGCACCGACCGCGACGGATTGCTCGAGCTGATGGCGATGGTCCGCGCCGGCGAAGCGTCTGAGCTGCTGGTCACCCGCGTCGACCGCCTCGGTCGTGACGCGGCCTACACCGACGCCCTGCTGGCCCAGTGCGAGGCAGCGGGCGTCACGGTGCGAGCTCTGGACGGCGGCACGATCGAGACCGCCACGCCGCAGGGGTTCCTGATGGCACGGCTGCAGACCGGCCTGGCGGAGATGGAATCGCGGATGCTGTCGATGCGGCTCCGGCGACAGTTCACGGTGTACCGGGCGGAGGGCCGGCACCTGCGCCGACGCAAGCCGTTCGGCTATCAGGCGGGCCCCGATCACCGGCTGCAGCCGCACCCCGAGCAGTGGGCCCAGGCGCTGCGGGTGATCACTGAGCTGCGCCGGCTGGGGAGTTTCGCTGCGGTGGCGATGGCGATGCCGGACTGGTGTGACTGGACGCCGGCGGCGACCAACCTGCAGGCGTGGTTTGTCAACCCCGTGATCCGCGGGCACATCGGCCACCAGCTGGACAAGACCAGCGGCAAGGGTTGGCGGCAGCGATGGGGGGAGATCCACTACGACCAGCACCCGGCGCTGATCAGCGAGGCGGATTGGCGGGAGCTGGCGGCGCTGCTGCGGCGCCCGCGCAACCGGTTTCGCAGCGTCACCACCACTGAAGTGCAGCACGGGCTGACGGGCCTGCTGCGCTGCGCTGGCTGCGGTCACCTGCTGCGGCGAAACAGCTCCAACGGTGTCGCCTGGTGGCGCTGCCGGCATCGGCTCTGCACCGCCCGCGGTGGCGCCAGGGAGGATCGGATTCTGCCGGTCGTCATCGAGGCCTGCGCAGTGGAGGCACGGCGGCTGGCGGTGCTGCTGGCGCAGCCGCAGGCGGAGGATCCGGCGGTGGCTGCGATGCGCGACGAGCTGGAGCTGATGGAGCGGATGGCGGCCAGGAACCCGGACAACCGGGCGATGGCGGCCGCAGTGGCGGAGCAGCGGCAGCGGATCGAGTCGCTCAGACGCAGCGAAACCCCAGCGGTGAGCGATGCCACCGCCAGGGCACTACAGGATCCGTGGTTCTTCAGGGGATTGCCGGCGGAGCAGCAGCGGACGCTGTTTGCAGCGGTGCTTCGGCACGTGGTGGTGGGGGCACATGGCGACCCGATCGAACCTCTTCCTCGTAGGTCTTGAGCCGCGCCAGCAGAACCTCGCGGACGGTCATCAGCCTGGTGGTGTTGTTCATCGTCATCGTTGAACCTCGTAAAGGGAGCAGTCCCTGGCAAAGGCCGGGCCTTCGATCTCGGGGTCGGGGAATCCCATCCCGCAGCCGTCGCCTTCCCAGTGGCGGCAGACGCAGCAGCTGAACTCACTGCTTAGCGGCTTGGCGCCGTCCCACCGGGGCACCTCCGGCACGCGAGTCTTGTGAACTTGTCCCGCCCGGATCTGGCGGATCAGCTCATGGCTGCATCCCAGCTCGCGGGCCAGCAGGGATGTCGGCTCGCGTTGCATGAGGATGCGGATCAGCGTGCGATCGCTGAACCGATACCGGTGGCTGGTGGGCCGCCTGGGCGCAGCGGTGTCGCGCGGCTTGTCGTTGGCGTAGTCACTCATGGCGGAGCAGTCATGGCAGCGCACGCGACGCCACCGCAGCCCGCCGGACTCCTGCCGGGTGCGAATAACCCGGGTGTGCAGCGACCCGCAGGACAGACAGGCCAGTGTCATCCGCGGCTGCCCTGCACCGTGGTGTCGCCGTTGTAGCGACCGGTGATGGCGTAGCTCTGCTGAGGGTCCTCGCTCATCACGTGGAACACCATCTGGCCGATCTTCATGCCAGGCCAGAGCAGCTGGGGCCACAGCTGGCGGTTGTTGCGCAGCTCCAGGGTGAGCACTGAGCCGTGCCAACCGGGGTCAGCCCAGACAGCGAGCGCCTGATCGAGGCCTTCGCGGGCGCGGCTGGATTTCAGCCGGAACTCAGCCGCCAGGCAGCTGGGCACGTGGAACGTTTCCACGGTCTGCGCCAGGCAGAACTGCCCCGGCCGCAGCTCATACGGGTTGTGTTCGTTGTGCTGATGCAGGGGGTAGGCGACCAGCTCAGGCGACTGCGCCGACTCGATCAGCAGCGTGTCACCGAGGCGGACATCGATGCTGGCGGGGTTCACCAGCTGCATGTCGAACGGTGCCACCAGCGGGGTTTCCGGCAGCTGGCACCACTCAACGATCTCGCGGTCACTGAGGATCATGGCTTTGAGCGGCGGGTTGCATGAGCTCCAGCAGCTGGAGCAGGTGAAGACCGAAACCGACGTGGGTCATTTCGGCGTGCGTGCCGGGCGGTCGGCCGTAGCTCTCGACCCACCAGTCGCGGAACGCGGCCCGCAGGGACTCCTCGTTCACTGCTGCCCCTCCTGCTGCTGCCGGAACGCGAGCATCAGGCCGGTGTAGAGGCCGTGCATGGGGTGGCCGTGGTCGTGCCGCCCATCGGCGGCGTAGAGACCCTCAAGCAGGTCCTGCCGGGCCTGCTGCTCGATCGGGTTGCAGTCGTCGGTCATCGCTCAATGATTGGCTTGCTTGACATCTGGAGCTGGCTGACGCGCCACTCGGCGCCATCGGCATCGGCCACCAGGTAGTGCGGGAACCGCAGCGGAACCTGCTGGGTGACCAAGGCGGTTTCATGCCAGCCGCACACGTGGACGGTGTCGCCCGGGATGAACCGCCAGGGCTGGGCATTAAGCACGCGGTGGTCCGCCATCAGGCCGCCCTCCCATGCACGGTGATCTGGGTGGCGTTCGGATGCCGGGCGCGGGCGAACTGCTCGGCCTGTTTGCGGCTGGTGGCGCGGATGGTGCCGCGCAGGGGCCGCAAGCGATCCATTCGCACCTCGAACTGATACAGCTGCGCCCGCGGGTTGGTGGTGCGGGTGATCCCTTCGCCTGAGTTCAGGCAGGGGTCGTCATTGAAGAGAAAGGTGCCCATCGTCGGTGGGTGGTGGGGTGATGGCCGACCATTCACCGCACCAGTTCTGGGGGTGCACGGTCGGCCAGGGTGGCGGCATCCGATGACAGGCCAGCCGCTCGTCATCGCGGACGGCGAAGCGGCAGCTGGCGCATGTCGTCGTGGTCACCGGCGCAGCTCCTGCTGCTGGATCTGCTGCTCCTGATGGAGCGCAACGGCGGCGGTGAAGAACGCGCAGGTCATCAGTGCCGTCATCAAGGCGTTCCAGATCAGGCGTCGGCGACGGGCATCGGCCTCGGCAGCAGCCGTAATCCGCCGGCGCTGGGCCCGGTAAAGCGGCAGAGACACCACAGCGACAGCAGCAAGGTCATGGCTGTGGCCTGAGGCTGATGATCTGCGCGGCCGGGAACCGCTGCTCGAAGCACTCGCGGACGGCGTCGGTGCTCCAACCCTTGGGTGCAACCCATTCGATGATGTGTTCTTGGTCATCTTTCCGGTAGCGAATGGCGTAGGTCATGGGTCAGGCCCGAGCGGCGTCTTCGATGTCGCTGGCGATGGCGCGGGCCTGCTGGGCGAGTTCGCGGGCGAGCTGGCGGTCGATGGCGCTGGCCTCGTCGTGGGCGTTGTCAGCGACCGCTGCGGCGGTGGTCTGGACGGCGTCGAGCAGTGCCACCAACAGGGGCATCAGCGGCAGGTTCCGCTGACTGGTTGGTGGCAGGGTGATCAGATGGTCGACGTGGGCAGGGATTGCCTGACGAGCGGCCTGCAGCACCAGGTCGGACAGGGCGGCGTCACATTCGAGGGTTGGCATGGTGGTGATGCGGTTGTGGATTTGGAACGTGGATGATCAGCGGATGGTCCAGCTGCGGCGCTCGACCAGGGCGGTGCCGTCGATGACCCGGCCAGCCTTGAGCGCTGCCGCCAGCGCGGTCTTGTCGGCGCTGTAGGTGGTCTTGACCCGCCAGAACTCCTCCGGGAGGTCCACCGGCTGGAGGTCGGAATCAATCTCGACGCTGGTCACCTTGCGGCTGGTGATCTTGTGCTCGGGCAGCTTCCAGGTGGTCTCCTCAGGATCAATGCGCTGCAGTGCTGCCACCAGGCGGTCCTGCAGGACCTCGGCCTGCTGCTCGGCCTCCTTGGCCAGTTCCGTCAGCCGTTGAGCGTGTTCCTTGCGAGCGGCGGCCTGGCTGCGGATGTGGTCGATTGCCCAGCACCAGGCGTCAGCCTTGGCCTCGACCGCCTTGCGGTTGTCAGCCTCGGCGTCAATCAGGGCTTCCAGTGCGGCGGTGGCCGCTGCCACCTCGGCGGGGTCGTCGGAGAACAGCTGCTCGGCGGCAGCGTTGATGCGGCCCTGCAGCTGCAGGGCCTGACCGGTGAGGTCGAAGAGAGTGGTGGTCATCGACGGCACAGCGATGGGTTGCGTTCGGCGGCGGTGAGGCTGGGGTGGTCGTACCAGTCCTCCTGGCTCTGCTCCGCGGTGTCGTCGTGGTCGTCGTCCGGGGGCTCGGGCTCCCAGAGCTGGAAGTCGTTCATGGCGTGGTGTGGTGGCCGTCCGAATCATACCGATTCAGATCCGAAACGGCATCACCTCGGGCACGGCTTGATGCCCCCCGGCAGGCTTGATCGGTGGGTTTCCGCCCCCTGATGCCCTGCGCCGCAGGGGGTTTCACTCTCACCGACATCGGTTACGATTGTTGGAGCAGTGGGGGTGGTTCCTCGCTGCCGACACCGTGACCCGTGTCACTGTGTGGTGGCTGGGGGCTTCGGCCCCCACTCATCACGGAATCGCCGCCGCGAGTGCGTTCCTCAGCGCTGTCACTCTGGTATCGAGCAGGGCGAGGTCTAGGGATTCACCGATGGAGTAGAAGGCGATGCGGGCGGTGGCGTGGCTGTTCACGGAACCACCGTCGTTCCTTGCGAAAATAAAGGCGTTCAGGGTGTGATGAGCATTGCTGGCAGATGTTGCCACTGTGCTGACGCCATTGGATCGCACCACTTGATTGGCGCTGTTACTGCGGGAAATGCCAATAAAGTTCAGCATTAAGTTGATACTGCTTTGCGTGCCAGTGTTGACGCCGCCGAGTGCATGGAAGATTTGCGTAACTGAAATTGCAGGGGTACGGATCAAGGATCCCATCAGCGCATACGCTGTACCGGACGCTGCGGAAGTGACAAACACCGCTATGTGTTTGCTGTCCTGCGGATCGGCATTGTTTGCCCTGTTGCTGTTGAGATACTTCGTGCTGCCATTCCCCAACAGCCCCGTCTTGCGGTCGTAATCGCCTGCCACGAAGCCAACGTTGGTCGGTGCAGTCCCCACCAGCGGAACCAGTGCGCCGGCCAGCGTGCGGGCTCCGGCGAGGATGCACGATGCCTTGATTGCGTTCCAGGTGCCATCAGACTTACAGCCGATCACGAACTGATCAATCGCCAGCCGCACCCCCGGCTCAAGCGGCTGGCCATCTGCCGCCTCAACCGCTGCGAGGTACGCCGCAGCGTTGGCGTCCGTCGGCGTGTATCCCGCGGCAAACCGATAGGGATTCAGCAACCACATCAGTCCAGCCCCGCCAGGAACTCCACCGGCAGATCAAACCCGCCAGCCAGATTGACAACCTGCTCGACCAGCTCCGGCGACACCAGCCCAGACGCCCGAGCCTGCCCCCAGGCCGCCAAAAACGTGGCCGGATCGCCCTGCGCTGCCTGGCCTAGGCCCACGCCAAGCATCAGGTGGAGCAC